CTTTCCGGCTGGTATGGTGTATAGCGCCATAAGTGTCTGGTTGTTTCCGATAGCAATTTGGGCGTAGGTAGCGTCGTCGGCGTTATTTACACACTGAACAGTACCAACGTAGTCGGTGTCGCTGTTGTTTTTCATACGAAAAACACGCCACAACGGGGTTGTAAGCGTTACTGGTGTCGTTCCGGTAAGTGTCGCGGTTTGAATAACAAGTTCTCCGTCAACGTCCAAACCTTGTACTTCTACGGTGTTGGTGTCGCTCGCACTAGACGAGTCAACTTTGGTAATAGGTGCAGTTCCGTCGGCTGGGTAGCTGTATAAACCTCCACCGTCCCATATGTCTTCAAAAGTGGTGCTGTTAAGGTCGTTATTCTGTCCAAACTTATTTACTACTGAAAAGTCTGAAATGTCACCAGCGGCAGCGAGAAAACCCAGTAAGTCTAGGTCGTTAATCATCACACCGTCTTGTTGTAGCTGCGCGGTTATCTTACCCATATGCTTATATAAAAATATCGCCTAGTAATACGCTCGTTAAAGCGAGTGTGGCGACTTCTTTTTCTCCTTCTCTTATTCTCCGGCAAGTACGGTGTCGATCGTCGTTTCTGCAATACGTGACAAGTAGTTTGTTATGTCAGTCAATTGCTTGTCGGTGTAGTCTTGAAATAGTAGATACTGGTACCACGCTTTTAGAATTGTAACGTGGGCGGTATATATCTCACCGTTGATAACTGCTAGGTACTCAAACGTGTGTTTGCCAACCTGCCTGTAATACACTTTGCAGTTTTTGTAGTTGCCGTATTGTAAGGTGCGAATAAGCATAGGGTTGGCGTACTTTAATAATACCACAAAAAGCTTGAGTCAATAGCGAGCGGTACAAAGTTTTCCACAGGTGTCAACAACTAAAGTGGGGAAACGTAATATACGTCTAACGATATATTATTTATAACCGCTTCCCCTCTTTAAGTGTCGAATTGTTGAAATCGTTATGTCATACCAAGCGTTTTTTTGAGGTATCGTCGTTCCCTTTTTTCTACATTGTCTCTGGTTTTTTGAGAAAGTATAGAATACTTGCAGCGATCACATTTGAGAAAACAACGTTTTCGTTTTTGTAATTTTAGTCTTCCACCATTGTCTACTTCACTTGAACAAGCCGGACACTTCCCTTCTTCATAGTACCTAGTTCCGTTTAGTGAAATACTGTAAGGTTGTTTCATTTTGCTTTTGCGTTTATGTCTTTTCTTTGTTGTGAGGAAATGGGTTGTGACGACGTTTCCTTACCAAAAGACTTTGGCTGTTAAAAAAACAATATGTAGCAAGCACATTTGCATTGTAAACTTCCGTCTTTTCTTCGTCGCTCGGAAATTGGGCGTGACGAGTCTTGTATTGCTGCTCAAACCTAGTGCAAGCCACCCGCTAGGTAGTTTTGTGCGAACTATTGCAGCAGTTCACTGTGGCGGTACATTACCCTGCCATACAAGCGACAAATGGGTAATGCTTTTGGTTGTTCGTCGTTGGAACAGTGCCAATTGCTTTAATTTTGGAAGTTGGGCGACGCTTTACGCGTCGGTAGCAGGTCGCAACGTCTCGGACGGCTGTTGCCGCGTTGCGAGTCACGGCTGGTAAGTGTCTCCACTCACTAAACCAATGAAAGTGTGACTGCGGTACCTGCTATCGACACACAAAAAAGCACGCTGTTAAAGCGTGTTCGTTGCCTTCAATACTCGCGACACAAGCCAAAGGAAAGTTGTATGACAGCCCATTAGCTTGGCTTGCTGCGTGAATATTGAATTGTGATGTTATTGCTATCATACACCTACATAATACACCATTTCGTCCGCTTCGCCAAAAAGGTTGTGGAAAAAACTGTGTATATCAAAAAAGCCACCGTTTGCAACCAGTGGCTCTTTCTTATCAGTACGTCTACTGCTTAAGGGAAGCTGTATATCTAAATACTGCACTCTTTATGGCGGGCTTACTTCCCAACGACGGTAATCGAGCGCCGCTGCGTCTATTATAGCAAAAAAGTCCCGCTCGGGACTAGTTTGTTTAAGCAAAACCAACAAGGCGTGTACCGATCAACCACAAGTCCTTTCGGGCATAAATATCACGGCTGGCGCGTATGTCAGTAGTACTAGTTCCATTATACGTCGCTCAAGGGCGGTGTGGGACTCGAACTTGTGTATAGCAAACAAAAAAGCACCTCAACTGCGGGTGCCTTTTTGTTGAAAAAGAGAAAGTGTCACCTGCACTTTCATACCTAGCAGGTGGGCTAGGGTTCCCTCCCATATCTCCCACCACTTCAATTCTACCATTAAGAATACGGGTCGTCAGTAGAAAGGGTCTGTGTAGAACTGCTGTATTTCTTCGGCTGGTACGGTATAAACTGCGGCTCCTGCCATAGAATACGTCCCATACACTCGATAATGTGGTCGTCCTTGTCTACCGGCTGCTCCTTCCGGTCGCGTTCCATACCGGTTCGTCCCTTCCACTCCTGCCAGCGCCAGTGTTCAATCTCGTAAATAGTCCGCTTACACGTCTCAAAAACGTATAGTTCTGGCGGTTTCTGCATATTGCCGTTGATCTCCACGTAGTTCAGTGCTTCACCAATACGGGCGTTAGACGCTTGCCGGTTCTTGCTACCTTCAATGTAGTGGCGCCCATTGTCTGCCAGTAAATCACTCAAGCTGCGTTCTTGGTGCTGGTCTTCAATTTTAGCGCTCGGGTCTATCCACTGTACGTCGTGCATACGGTAGTTAGAGTCAATCTGGTTTAGCTTGTAGGTCATATCTGCCACGGTGTCGGCGTTTTCGTAGTACTCGTCCACTACAAACTTCGTGCCGTTCTTGTCTACGGCTATCCAAACTCCGGCGTCTGGGTTTCTCGGGTGCGGGTCTAGTGAGTGATACACAACATAATCACGCGGGTTAAGCGCAAACGGCTTGATAACGTGTACTTCTCGGTTCCATTGTTTATACACAAGTCCAACCAAGTGCTGAAACTTACCGTATACACGGGCTTGGCGCTCGTCTTCGGGGTACTCGGCAACCATTTGTGCAATGTGCTGGTGTTCCAAGTGTCCCCGTATGCCGTGTTCCTTACATACGCTTTCAACGTCCGCAGTAAGGTGGAATATACGTCGCTTTACCTTCACCGGTTCTTCTCCTTCACGTAGCTGCACGGTTGTCTCGACTTCTCCCTTGGCGAATAGGTCGTACAGGTGTGCGGAACCGGAAATAGGTGTCGCTGTAATGATAATAATACCTCCTTTACGCATACGGCTGATCGTGGCTTTTAACAGTACGTCCGGTGGTGGCTCGTCAAACCACGCCCAACCAAGTGTTACACCTTCAAACTGCATAGGGTCTTGGTCATACGTCATAATGTCCCAATCCCAACCAGTATCAGTGAACCAGCGGCTTTCAAAGTGCTTTCCTGCCTTCTTCGTTATGTATCTGGTACGCGGTAGCCACTGTTTAAGCTCATTTACCACGTTCTTCTCCACCAAGTCCGACTCGGTGATAATACGCCCGCGCTTCAAGTACTCCCAATCCTTAAACAAACCACCACGGAACCACTTGTTATTACCCTGCCAGCATAGGTTCGCAATGATATTACTAGCCAGTGCCGTCTTTCCGACGCCGTTTGCAGCGGATAGAAACAGAATGAAGTAGTCATTGCTAGAAAAAGCGTTGATAAAGTCCTCACCGACGCCGGACGGCTCGTAGTATCGAAACTTCTCGTTCATTAAGCGCCACGCGTAAAGCTTGTCGTGGTACTTCGGGTCTTTTTTTTTACGCGGCGCTTGTAACATACTCAATACATATCACCGTGCCGCCAGACAAAACCGCACTTACAAGTCCGTTCTGCTATACCAGTGTCGGTAAAGTCTTGCTTCGGGTGTCCAAAAATAAAGTGTTTTAGTTTCAATAGCATATTACGTCAGTTCGTCCGGCTGCTCGGACTTATTCTTATGGTAAATGTTCTCACCTTCAAAGTGCTGTATTTCGTGCTGAAATATCTGGGCTTTCAAACCTTCCACTTCTTCGGTCTTACGCCATAGGAACTTAAAGCCAAGGAACTCAACAGGGTACCAGTAGCGTACTTTCACGCGGAAAACTCGGTCTACCTTCTTTGGTTTACGCTGCGGGAAACTCATACAACCTTCCTCCATAGGTATAACGTTGCTGGTGTATTGCTTCTCCGGTACCTCCTGCGGTCGTGATCGCTTGCCGGTCTTCTCGTCGTACACGGTTTTATTTACCATTTTCACTGTCTCAATGTCGGTCGGTGCTTCCAGTAGCACGGGGTTAAATATCATACGGGACGGAAAACGGACGTTTTTTGGGTTTGCTTCTGGGTCTACTAGGTCTTTATGTACTACAAAGATACGCTTCGGGTTATAACTGTCAGTCAATTGCGCGTGTGCCATTGCCCAACACTTCCGGTCGTACTTCTGCGCCCATAGTTCTTCGTGCGCGTCGCAATAGTTCACCATAGAAACAGCAAGGTCTATGTCCTTCCAGCTTGCCGGTACGCTTTTAGAATATATGCCACCAACTCGGTCGTGGTGGTCTGTTATAAGTTCTAGTTCAATCATTTTTTCTTGTTAAAAGCTTTTAATACCTTCTCGGCGAGTACCGCAGCACCGTCGCTGTACTTGTGGTGTACGATAGTTATGTTTTCAGTCTTCTCAAAGCCGGTCGGGACTTCCTTGTACCGGACGCAACCGTACGCGTGTTCAGTGTCCTTGGACTTCAAAACCTCCTGCCGTTGTGCTGCATACACGTCCACCACCTTGTCTCCAACTTTTATTTCAACGTATAAAGCCATAACTACTTAACTACTGCTGGCGGGCAACTCCATACCTCAATGTACCCGTCATTTCGCATATAAAGCTCATAATTGTATTCTCCGGCGCTATTCTCGCTGATTGTGAAAGGTGTACCGCTTGTCTTCATTACGAACGTACAGCGGTCTTCTAGCGTGTTTGAAATGCTGCTGGTCTGGGGTTCTGGCTGGCTTCTGATAATGTCGTAAGCAGTCCAAGCAATGCCAATTACTAGGAATACTGCTATCACTATTACCGGAAAGTAGTTGTTTTCTTTGTATAACATAGGCGACTGTTGTTATTACTTCTTCTGAAAAAATGCTTCTTGCTTCTTGATAATGTCCTGCAATTCCTCGTCGCTCATATCGTCGGCTGCAAAACCGTGAAAATGCGCTTCACGCTGCACAATACGGGACTTAAGCTTGTTGTATTCTGCTGCTGCTCCCAAAGCAACGCGTAAATCTGCCTTCTGGTTCATTAAGAAAGACAGTGTTTTGTCTGCGTGCTGATCGTTAAAGCCAAGTTCTTCCATTTCCTCGTCTATACGAGTCAAAATGTCAACTCTAGTTAAGAGTTTATGGGCTTGTTGCTTTACAACTTCGTAAGTCTTCTGGTTCGGTTTCTTATTCTTCGGGCTGCCTTTTATAATCTCAATATCAAACGCTTCAATGTAGCTTTGTACTCCATTACCAAAAAACTCCACGTCGGACGCGTATATCTGGCAGAACTTAATCTCCTTCGGTGATAGTACGCCCTTCGTGGGGTTCTCTGTAATAGTCTTTGCAGCTTCTCGGACGTTCTTTTTACGCCCAAGCTTTGCTTTGTTGGTATCGCGCTTTTTGGTTGTGGCTTCTTTGCTTGCCATATGTAAAAAGTATAGCACGATTTCGCTCGCTTGCTCGGCTTAATCCTAGTTTCTGGTGATATTCTCGGCACCTTTTACAATCACAACCTGCCATACTA